TAGACAGACAGCAGACAGCAGTACGTTCTTCATTCGTAGGTAATACTATCTCTGAACATAAGTTACTCTGTTTAATTTCTAAACCTAAGTCCTTCTGTTCTTGACGTAACTCTTGATTACATCTGTCTATATTTATTAAGTATGGCTCACCTGTTTCTGCTCTGGCATTTAACAGTTGCCACCATAAATCTCTAGCACTAACAGTCTTAACAGCTTCCCCTGTCTTAGGATCAATTAATCTCCAGTCATCATCGTCCTGTACTGCTCGTAAGAATTCGTCTGTTAGATTAACTGCGTTGTGTATATTCAAATTCTTTCTATTTATATCTCCACCAGATTCTTTACGCATGTTAATAAACTCTTCTATCTCTGGATGATCTATATCAGAATAAGCTGCATAACTTCCACGTCTTGTTGTGCCTTGATTAAATGCTAACATCTCTGCATCTACTACGTGCATAAAAGGTATTGATCCAGTAGACCTAGAACCATGTCTAGTAGCTACTCCATTACTTCTAACCTCTCCCCAATAGCCACCAATACCTCCACCTGAACTAGCTAACCATATGTTCTCGTCATAATGATCAGACAATCCTCGTCTACTATCAGGTACATAATTTAAAAAACAGCTGATAGGAAGTCCACGAGTAGTACCACCATTAGATAAGATAGGAGTACTAAACATAAACCAAAGATCAGAACTGTATTCGTAAAGTCTTTGAGCAAGTTCAAAATCAGTTTCTCCTTTATAAGTTGCAGCAAATACTGCAGCTCTTGCAAAAGCTTCTTGTGCATGAGTCTCATTCTCCCAAAAGTATCTGTCTTGTAAAGTATCTAAACTAAACTTATCCAGTTTCTTTTCTTTATTATAATCTATTACTATTCCTAAATAAGGCTTCTTGCCAACTTTATCTTCAATCATTATCTTTCCCTAACAATGTTTCTGTTAATCTTTTCTCATACCATTCAGCTTTTTGTAAGTCCTGAATACCATTCTTATATCTAAATCTCCATCTATACTTCAAAGAGTTACCACGTAAGTACCCAATAAATTCTTCAGTACCTAACATAGCTCTGATTGCATCTATACACTCTATCTCTCCTTGATTGTAATGCTTTGGATGATTCACTAAATCTTCTTTCTTTTTCTTAGTCATTAATGTAATACCTTTATTTCTCTTTCTTCTAATTCTAATTCTACTAGCTCGTGCATCTTTTCTAATACTTCAGTATCTATAGTATCTATATCATTACCATTAAATAAATAACTACCTACTATAGTAATTAAATCTTTTAAGTTAATACCATCTACGTTTATAAATTCTTCAGACATTTTCTGTATCTTTTAAAGTAATATTATTTATATTTATATTTTTTGAATTATATAATTTTTTAATTTTTTTAATAAACCATCTATAACTATAAGCAGATAATATAACTTTTCTATTAGCATAAATGTGTGTTTGATCTGGCATATACTTATCTAAATTTTCTACTGTAATGTCCTGGTGCTGATCTTCTGGAATCATAGACTTTATCCAATCTACCATAAGTTCTTTAGCTCTTCTTCTTACGTGCTTTGCTTTTTTTGAATTCATTTGTTATCTCTTGTACTTTAGGTTCTTTAACAATAGTTGTAAAATAAGAAAGACCTTTAGCATACTTAAATATTCTTAATCCTTTACCATCATTAGTATCTTTATGACATTCAAACTTATGTCTACAATAAAAACATTCACGAGGTAGTTTCATATTACCTGCTACACCATCAGGTACAGGATCATAACATTTTTGGGGAGGTTCAGTAGCTTTTAAAGCTTTCTTAACTGTATTTATTTTAGTCTTTATATTAGGTTTGTCAAGCTCTTCAGGAATAAATAATGCTAATTCTCCTGTTTCTTTATTTAAAGCTAAGAAGCCTCCTTTACTTGTACCCATAGCTTCTTCGTAACTAGCAAGTTGAGCCATGTAACCAAAGCTATCCTGTTCAGCTAATGTTCCATCCCTAAACTTTTTAAATGAGAAACCAGACGCAGTTTTTATATCAACTACTTCTCCGTCTATTGTACAATCCATATGTCCTTTAACTCCATTAACAGTTACACTCCTTTGCTCGTCATCTACTTTATGTCCTGCTAACCTAACTAAGAATAAAACAATTTCTTCTAATATATGTCCGTATAAAAACTTAATAAAAGTTGGAGGAGTGATAGGGGTATTACTATCTTCCAAGTTCATATCATACCATAACTGTCTAGGTGGCCTTCCTATATTAGACATTCTTAAAGTGTCTGTACTATTTCTAGGTTCAGGGTGTGCCCAGCTTTTAAGAGCAGTCTTAATAGATTCTCCTAATTCGTCTATATCTTTATCAGATACGTCTAACTGTTTACCTTCTCCTAAGACAGATAACTTTTTATAGATGTCATCTACTAAGGTGTTTAGTTTCTTTTTACTCATGTTCTATGTTTAACAAACTTTAATTTACGAGTCTCGGCATCATAATATAAATACTGTACGCCTAACTTCTTTTGATGTTCAGTCCTTTTTCCTGTAGGTTTAAAATCTGTATAGCTTTTACCTTTCTTACTTCGATAAGACTTAACATCTATTAATGTCAACTCTCCTGTCTTAGATATAGCAATGAGATCAACACCTCCTGTACA